GAAGTCAAGTTTGGCCGCTTGCAGGCTGAACAGGGTCCTGTTGCACGTATCCTGACCTATACGGCTGGCTTTGAGTACACCAAGGAAATGAAGGACTTCAACGAGGCTTTCTCCGTTGAAATCTTAAACCGGGCTATTGGCGAAGCTTACAATGCCTTGCTGAACCACATTCACCTGTACCCGATCTTGAGCTATAACTATAACTATAAAGCGACCAACCAGACGTCTTACCAGGGAGAAACGACTGACCCGACCTGGGTAAGGGTGTATAAGACACTCAATAAGGCAATAGCAGACGCAGCAGAAGCTAAGAGACCCGGTACGGTGCTTTTAGCGTCTACTGCAAACCAGGCGGACATAGAGATGGCTTTAAGAGGCGGACATCAAATTGAAGGAACTGTATATCCTGCCATCAGCAGTATCCAGTCTGTGATTTACTACGATGGTTGGGAGACGGTAGTTGGCAAGAAGAGTTATTCTTACAGTGGTGTAACCTCTGGTAAGGCATACCTCATCAGACCCAAACGTGGATTCAAAGAACTTGTTAAGCAAGACCTCCGGATTGAAGCAACCGCTGGCGATCTGTCCAGGCTTATTGAAAGTCAAATTGTCGGGTACGCTTACCGGGGTGTTTATGCAGCAGTAGAGGAAAACGTACAAGAAATCAGCTTAAAATCAACTTAACTGCTTAAGGCGGTGAAGTGAATGGGTAAATGTATTGACTGCGCCCGGTTTCCTTGGGTTCCGGGCGCTGATTATTCAATGTTACCACCAATGAAATGCGCTAATGAGTTAGAGGCTAGACGATGGACTATAGAGAGCGCAAATATTGAGCATAACTGCCCGTATTACCACGGGCCGGAGGCGGTGAAGGATAATGACACCGACAACAGAACTGAGAGCAAAACTCCGGAAACTTCTGGACGAAAGAATCCCAGAAGGCGGAAATGATGCTGATACCCGCTTTTCGGATGCGGATATGGATGAATTACTAACTGAAGCTGCTAACATCTATGAAGCAGCCGCCGCGGGGTGGACGCTTAAAGCCGGGATGTTCCAGCGGGAACTTGGACAGATAGAAAGCTATGCTGTTGGCCAAGAACGCTACGATATGCGGAAATTGCAGGATATGGTGAACTATGCCTTGAAGATGGCCGAGACCTACAGCCACATGGTCACCAGCCGCATGGGCAGCGTGATTCTGAAATTCAAGCCGCCGGAGGTGTTGTGATATGGACTTGGTGGCACTCCGGCGGCAACATACGAAATGGGCAATCGAGCAGAACCCAACGACAATCACAATACACCGCACAGAGAAAATTGATATGGGTGGCTACTTCGAGGAAGTAGAAAGCGAAGTAGGCTCCTTTGTTGTGCGGATATATCAATATGGAACATGGGCGCCGCAGGAAGTAAGCACTCTAGCTGGTACTAAGCAGGTGGACAGAACATGGGGAATGTTGATGGACTATGAGGCAGATGTCAAGGCAGGCCCTAATGTGTTAGACGAATTTGAGGTACCGGGCTTAGGAAAATTTCAAGTGCTGGAAGTATACCCGCAGAAAGTGAAAGGCAAAATTGTAGGCTACCAGGTGATCTTGGAGAAGGTGAGCTAGATGGCATTAGGCGACCAAACAAGAGAATACTTGGAGCGCAAAAAAGCGGGGTTGAATGCCTTGCTTTTAGATTGGGCTGGAAATTTAGAAAGCTATGCTAAATTAAACGCTCCCTGGACGGACCGAACGGGTAATGCCAGACAGGGATTGCACGGTGGGGTTGATACTGATGGCGACCAGTTTGTCCTTTACTTATCTCACGGTGTAGAATATGGAATCTGGTTGGAGCTGGCGCATGGTGGCAACTACGCTATTGTAAGACCGACCGCTGATACTCACCTTCCCCATATCCGGCGAACAGTGATTGATTACTGGAGAGATTGATTATGAGAACAGTCATAAGGCAGATTTTGATTGACAATATAACAGCGGTTCAGGGCCGGGTTTACGAACCCCATGCCGCAGGCCTGAACACTCCAAAACCTTATCTAGTGCTTAGAGAAGGTGTCCAAGACCCTGAAGCTGACTGGGCGGCTTTCTCAACTGTAATCGAGGTGTGGCCCTACGTCAAGCGAACTACCTTCCAACAGGTAGAC